TGGTACTGGTACGAAGGCACGATCGCTGGCCTTGCAGAGCCTGCGCGGGAACCCTACACCGTTGAACTCCGCTTTGACGGGATGACTACCACGGCCGTCCTGAAACGGGGCGGGCGGGACGTGAAGACCGCAGAAGCCCGGTGCAATCCGAAGGATACCTACAGCAGAGCGGAGGGCGCAAGGGTCGCCGTTGAGCGGCTTTTTGAGCAGAAGCGCAAGGAGGACAAGCCAAAGATGTGGGACAAGTTCGTTGTCACGAAAGAGGACGGTAAGTATGGTCATCTCTTCAATACCGGTGAAATCGTTACGTTGCTAAAGGTCTTCAAGAACGGAAATTTAAGGCTTGTTAATGAAGCGGGCTTAGTTCAACTGCTTCCCCCGAGCGAGGTTCGTCCCTACAAGGAGAAATCCAAATGATGCCAAACGAGGTTGCCCAGCTTCGCACCATGGCGGAGATATTCCGCCGCTTGCGGGAGGAAAACGTCAAGTTGCGGGAATCCTTGGGCATGGAAACGGAGGAACGCAAGGCGTTTGACAATGAGAACGTGGAGCTTTTCTACGTAGTCCACCGAAATCATGCGGTCAGGGGGTGATGATATGGCAAGCAGGAATAAACCCATGGATGCCCGGTGGGAGCCGGTGCCGGAGAACCGGAAGCCGTTCAATATCAAGGAATGCGTTTTCCGCGTCCTCCCATATGCGGGGCTGAATCTGGTGCTTTTCTGGTGGCAGCAGGCGGATTTGCTGGCAGACAAGGCGGCAGTTCCCGCAATGTGGGTATGCGCTATCCTGATGGGTGCCGGAATCGGGCGTTGCATCAGAGGGCGATAAAAAGCCGCCCCCGATGTTACAGCACCGGGGACGGCAAGCGATATAAAAAATCTCTACCGTTTACAGTATATCAAACTGAGAAAGGAAAGTCAATGGACGTTTTTGATAGCATGGAGCCGTGGCGACAGGCTGAACAGTTGGCGGCGGATGCCGACTTTCGGGAAGCGGGGCTCCCGAAGTGTGCCAGGTGCGGATATCCCATAACAGACAGCAAACTGGTATATATCCCGGCGCATGATGAGTTCTACTGCCTGGATTGCATCGATTCCATGACGGAGTTCAATGAGGAAGCAGAGGTGGAGGAATGATACGGAAAGTTCCAACCGCGACCATGAGCAAAGAGGAATGGACAGCGCTACGCTCTACCACCATTGGTGGTTCGGATGCCGCCGCCATTCTGGGGCTGAATCCCTACAAGTCACCGTATGCCCTGTGGGCAGAGAAAACCGGAAAGGTCATCCCGGAGGATATTTCCCAGAAAGAGGCGGTACGCCTCGGCACGGACTTGGAGGAATACGTAGCAAAGCGGTTCGCCGAAGCTACCGGGAAAAAGGTGCGCCGAGAGAACTACACCGTATTCCGGGACGATATGCCCTACGCTCACGCCAACTACGACCGGCTGGTCATCGGTGAACGGGCAGGATTAGAGATCAAGACCACCAATGCCCTGCACCTGAGCAAATTCAAGAACGGCGAGTTCCCGGCTACTTACTACGCACAGTGCTGCCATTACTTGCTTGTGTCAGGTCTTGACCGCTGGTATCTGGCGGTTCTGGTTCTGGGCATTGACTTCAAAGTGTTCGTCATCGAGCGGGACGAAGCAGAGCTGGAAGCCCTGAAAGAGGCGGAGGAAAGCTTCTGGGCGAACGTTCAGAGCGAAACGTCCCCGGCCATTGACGGCATGGATTCCACCATTGACGCCCTGAACGCAGAGTTCCCGGCCAGCGATCCGGACACCGAAATGGATTTGACCGGCTGCGCCGTTGACCTGGCGATTATGGACGAATGCAGCCAGCAGATCAAGGCGCTGGAAGAAAAGAAAGCAACCGCTCAGGCGCGTATCATGGAGGCCATGGGAACCGCCGAGCGGGGCGGATACGGGAGTTACAGCGTCACATGGAAGACGCAGAAACGCTCCACGTTTGATAGAAAGAAGTGGGAGAAAGACCATGGAGAAATCCCACAGAACTATTTCAAATCTTCGGAAAGCAGAACTTTCCGGTTCAAAAAGGATGAGCAATAATGGGAAAAACAAATATGGTAGAAATCGACACTTCCGCCGCAAGAGAAGCCGTGTATGATTCCGGAAAGACGTTGGCAGTTCTCTCCGAGGAAATCGGGCGCTGCCCCAGCTATCTCAGCTACGCAGTCAATAACGGGCGGATTCCGGAATATGCGTTCCGCAGGCTGTGTGTGCTCCTCGGCGTATCGGAAGGTGACCTGCTGAAAAAGCAGGCAGTTACCCCCCCTCAAAAAGCGGAGGTGGAAGCCGTTTCGGGCTATGAAACCATCGGATACTCCGTAAAACTGGACGTATTCCCCAAAAAGGTACGGTTCGCGGTCCTTTTCAACGGGGAAGAAATCATTCACGCATGGAGCAGCATCCGCGGGGCGCGGGAGCTTGACCTCATGCAGTCCATCAGCTACGCGGCGCACATGTGCTACAAGCAGAAAGAAATGAAAGTTATCGAGGAGGAAGAATAAAAATGGCAAACGTGATTCAGAATGCCGCCGCTTCTACTCAGGCGGTAGCGAAAAAGAAAAATCCCAGCAGCATTCAGGACTATATCGAGGTGATGAAGCCAGCCATTCAGGCGGCGCTGCCCTCCGTAATGACCCCGGAGCGGTTCAGCCGCATTACCCTGTCTGCCCTGTCCGCAAACCCGAAGCTGAAAGAGTGTACCCCCCAGTCCTTCCTTGGCGCTATGATGACCGCCGCCCAGCTGGGCTTGGAACCCAATACCCCTCTTGGGCAGGCTTATCTGATTCCCTTCCGCAATCACGGCCAGATGGAGTGCCAATTCCAGCTTGGCTATAAGGGGCTTATTGATCTGGCCTACCGTTCCGGTGAGGTTTCCATCATTCAGGCGCACACCGTATACGAAAACGACGAGTTTGAGTATGCCCTTGGCCTTGACCCGAAGCTGCGGCACGTCCCCGCCAAGAGCAACCGTGGCAAGCCCATTGCCTACTACGCCATGTTCAAGACCAAGGACGGAGGCTACGGATTTCAGGTTATGAGCATCGAGGAAGTTTCCGAGCACGCGAGAAAGTTCTCTAAGAGCTTCGGGAATGGCCCGTGGCAGACCAATTTTGACGAGATGGCAAAGAAAACCGTTCTGAAAAAGGTGCTGAAATACGCCCCGCTGAAATCCGACTTTGTGCGCGGTATGGCTCAGGACGGCACCACAAAGACGGATATTTCCTCCGACATGACAGATATCCCGGACATGACTGAGTACATCGACGTTGACCAGGACACCGGCGAGGTGATTTCTCAGGAGGTAGCGGAGAATGCTTAACACCATCACCATTGCCGGACGCATGGTGCGAGACCCGGAGCTTCGCAGAACCAATTCCGGCAAGGCTGCTACCAGCTTCACCTTGGCGGTTGACCGGGATTTCAAGAACCAGCAGACCGGCGAGAAAGAAGTGGATTTCCTAGACTGCACCGCCTTTGGAGCCGCCGGGGAGAACGCCGCCAAGTATTTCCGCAAAGGCCAGATGGCCATAGTAACGGGCAGATTGCAAATCCGGCAGTATACCGACAAGAACGGCCAGAAGCGCCGTCAGGCGGAGATTTTGGTAAACAGTATCTATTTCTGCGGAAGCAAGGAAAGCGGCACTCAGGCCAGCTCTGGGGCTGACAACGGATACAGTGTACCGGCGTATCAGGCTCCCTCCCCTGCGGCGAACTTCGTAGAGTTGGAAGACGACGACGCGCAATTGCCGTTCTAGGCCAGGAAAAGCAATCTTTCCCTAAAAAGATTGACAGTGTAGTTTGCATTTTCCCTTGGCGGGGGGAGGTTAAACCGCCAACTCCAAAAGGAAGGAGCGAAAACGTGACGATTGAATTTACGATTCCCGGCGTTCCGCAAGGGAAGGAGCGCCCTCGCTTCACCCAGAACGGTGCGACATACACCCCAAAGAAAACAAAGGACTATGAAAAGCTGGTGGCATGGGCATACCAGTGCGAAGCCCACGGGGCAAAGTTCACCGGCACTATCCGGGTTGACATTGCGGCAATCTACCCCGTTCCCCATTCGTGGAGCAAGCGCAGGCAGGCCGAAGCGATTGACAATCAGATTCTGCCAATGGTGAAACCCGACTGGGACAACATAGGCAAGATCGTGTGTGATGCCCTGAACGGTATCGCCTACAAGGATGATGCAGCTATCACAGACGCCACAGTCTGCAAGCGGTACGGCACCCGCCCATGCGTTGCGGTCCGTCTCACCGGAGAGGAGGCACCCCGTGACACAGTGTGAGCGTATCCTGCGGCATTTGCAGGACTATGGAAGTATCACTCAGGCCGAGGCTGTTACCGAGTACGGCTGTTACCGTCTGGGCGCCAGAATCTGGGATTTGAAAGCCCAGGGCGTACCCATCAAGTCCGAAACCGTCACCGGAAAGAACCGGTACGGGGAGCGGACGTGCTTCGCGCGGTATTCGCTGGAACATGCAACCGGAGTGAGGTAGCACATGGATGAAAGAACCCAATTTACATTTTATGCCAGCTTCTTCGATGCGGTTTCCAGAATCAAGAAAAAGGCAGACCGTGCAGACGCTTACGACGCTATTTGCGCCTATGCCCTGCGGGAAGAAGAACCGGACTTTTCCAAAATGTCCGATGCTGCGCAAATCGCATTTCTGCTCATAAAGCCAAATCTGGATTCCAGCAGAAGGAAAGCAAAGAGCGGGAAAGACGGTGGGAGCAAGAAAGCAAACGGTAAGAAAAATGAAAGCAAACCGGAAGCAAACAGTAAGCAAGAGGAACACGAAAGCGAGAAAGAGAAGGAGATAGAGAAAGAGGGGGAGATAGAGAACGAATGTTATCCCCCTACCCCCTTGCCAGGGGGAACCAAAGCAAAACGCTTTATCCCCCCCACGGTTGATGAAGTCGCGGCCTATTGCCAGGAGCGTGGCAATAGCCTTGACCCTGATGCCTTCGTTGACTTCTACGCCTCCAAGGGCTGGATGGTGGGCAAGAACCCCATGAAGGATTGGAAAGCCGCCGTGCGGACGTGGGAGCGGTCAGAGGGGCGGGGAACGTCCGGAGCTGGAAACCGTGTGCAGCCCAGAGCCACGGAGGAACACGGGCTGGACAAGCTGAGACGGTTGTATGAGGAGGAATTCGGCGTTGAATAAACAGGAAAGCTATCAGGTTTTGGCGCTTCTGCAAGCCAACTACCCGGACGCATTCCGGGGAATGTCGGAGGACGCCGCAAAAACAAAGATCGGCCTGTGGGCGGACATTTTTGCGGATGAACCATTCGATCTGGTGGTGATGGCGGCTAAGGCATACATGGCTACGGATACCAAGGGCTTTATGCCCACGGTTGGCCAGCTGAAAGACCGCCTTGACAAAATGCGCTCCCCGGAGCAGATGACCCAGATGGAAGCATGGGGGCTGGTTGCCGGTGCGCTGAGAAACAGCGTATACGGCGCTGAGGACGAGTTTCGTAAGCTGCCACCGGCGGTACAGCGGACGGTGGGAAGCCCCGCCCAGCTCAAGGAATGGGCGCTTATGGACGCAGAAACGGTGCAGTCCGTGGTTGCATCGAATTTCCAGAGATCGTTCCAAGTGTGCCAGAAGCGGGAGGACGATTACCAGAAGCTCCCCGGAGCGGTAAAGAGCTTTATCGCCGAGCTGGCCGGAAAGATGGAATTTGAAAAGCTACCGGAAGGCGGTGGAGTATGAAAAACGAAGTAGGCGGGGAAAAGGAACGCCCCGGCCAGTACATCGATTCGGAAAGCCCATTTTGCAGAAACTGCACGCGGGATGATTGCCCAACCAACGGGGACGGATGCAAGGCGTGGGAAGAATATTTCGTAGCGAATTGGAACGAAAACATCATGAAATCAATTGGAAACCACAAAAAACAACGCCAATTTTTCCGGTACGAACACCCGGACTTGGTGAGAGAGGGGATTGTTTTTGAGCATGAGCAAGGCGAAAATGTACGGCTGTTTCAAGCCGGTGAAGCGGAATTGCACCCCGCCCAAGTGGGGGAAAGTCCCTCGGGGGAATAAAGAAAAACAGAAAGGGAATGGGAAATGAGCAACGTTGTAGAACAGCTTACGCCAAACCCAGTAAACCACAAGCATGGAGAAAATGGGTGCTGCAAAAACCCAAGGGCATGGGAAATGGAAATGATGCACCAGGTATGGGCCGCCGGCCTCCACGATGCGGCCAATTGCTTTCAAGATGCGCTTGAAACAAAGTGGAAGCTTAAATCTCAACAAAAGGTGAAGCCGAAAACAAACAGTGACAGAATCCGAGCTATGACGGATGAAGAGCTGGCAAAGTTACTCAGCACCGGGACGTTTATTTGCGAGGGGCGTAAAGATATCTGCGAGAATATGCCGGGATGCGAGGAATGCAGGTTGGCATGGCTCAAAGCCCCGGTGGAAGATAGCGAGAAATGAACCACCTAGGTGACATTACCAAAATCAACGGTGCAACTGCTCCAATCGTTGACTGTATCATTGGCGGCAGTCCCTGCCAAGACCTGAGTATTGCCGGAAAGAGAGCAGGACTTGCCGGGGAACGGTCGGGACTTTACATGGAGCAGATCCGAGTGACAAGGGAGATGAGAGAGCATGACAGAGCAAATGGACGGTCAGGTGAGTTTATTCGCCCAAGATACATGGTCTGGGAGAACGTGCCCGGAGCATTCAGCAGCAACCACGGAAAAGACTTCGCCGCAGTCCTCGAAGAAGCGGTCAAAATCGCAGAACCGGAAGCCCCCCCTGTTCCTGTTCCTGAAAAAGGATGGCCAACCAGCGGATGTCTCATGGGAGACGGATGGAGCGTTGCTTGGCGTGTACTCGATGCACAGTTTTGGGGAGTCCCCCAAAGACGGCGTAGAATCGTACTTATCGCAGATTTTGGAGGACAATCCGCACCAGAAGTACTATTTGTCCGCAAAAGCGTGTCGGGGGATTCTGAACCGGGCGGCGAGACGAGGGAAGGATTTGCCGGAGGCTCTGCGGAAAGCACTGGAAGCTCAGTCTATTGCCTGCAAGGAAACGGAATAGACCGCGCGGACACAGCCAGATGCAACGGCAGGGGCTGGAAAGAAAATGTGAGCTATACGCTCAACACCATCGACCGACCAGCGGTCTGCGCTGGGTTTAAGCTGGGGAACAGCGAAAAAGCAAGGAGTATCGGATATTGCGAGGAGCAGGCGCCGACCCTGAACGCGGAATGCGGCGGGAATAAGCCTGCAATACTGGACATGTCCCACGCCTGTGATGTAATCCGGGATTGCGGTGGCACTTCTCCTTCTTTGCAAGCCAGAATGGGAACGGGTGGGAATCAAGTACCGCTGGTTGCCTTCGGAATCGGCAACGGGCAAGCAAACGAAGCCGCAACCATGGCCTTGGAGGTGTCGCAGACACTTAATACCATGCACGATACACAGGCTGTATTCTGCTGTGCCGCCGTAGACTGCCGGAACGGGACGGAGAACCCAAAAATTAACGGAACACTGCAAGCCAAGTCCTCCGGCGGTTCGAGCTTGAATCTGCAAAATGTTTGCCGGGTAAACAAAACTGTTCGCCGCCTGACCCCGCTGGAATGCGAACGGCTGCAAGGCTTCCCAGCCGGCTGGACGGGCATCGGGGATTGGGTGGGCAGCAAGGGGAAAACCCGGAAAACCACCGATTCAGCCCGGTACAAAGCCTTGGGAAACAGCATTGCTTTACCGCCCTGGAAATGGGTGCTGAAACGCCTCTGCGCCCAGTATGAGCGGGACGCAACCATGGCAAGCCTTTTCGATGGGATAGGCGGTTTCCCTTTTTTGTGGGAGCAGCTGAACGGAAAAGGGAGCTGCCTATGGGCGAGCGAGATCGAGGAGTTCCCTATGGCGGTAACGAGGAGACATTTTGGATAACACAAGCCCGGGGCAACCCGGGCGGGAAGGAGAGTAAAAACATGAAACCTTTGTATATTCCGAAAGGAAAAGCCAAGGAATACGGCGATTACGCCGTCAATATCTACACCGGCTGCCCCCACAGGTGCTACTACTGTTTTGCACCCAATGTGCTGCACCGGGATCGTGAGACCTTTCACGCCAACGTAGCACCCCGCCCGGGGCTGGTTGACGCGCTGAAGCAGCAGCTGGAGAAAGAGCAGGTCAAGGGGCAGCTTATACACCTTTGCTTCACCTGCGACCCGTACCCCACGGGCTACGACACTTCCGCCACCAGGGCCGTTATCGAAGCCATCAAAGAGAGCGGGAACCACGTTCAGATCCTCACCAAGGGTGACGGCAGCCGGGACTTTGATTTGCTGGACAAAAACGACTGGTACGGAATCACCTATGACGGCTCCAATATTGGCCCCTATGCCCCATCTGATCGGCTGATTGACCTCTACTCTGCGAAACAGTGCGGTATCAGCACATGGGTTTCCTGCGAGCCGGTGTTGAACCCTCATGGGGTTATAGAAATGCTTTCGGAATGCCACGATATTTTCGACAAGGTAAAAATCGGGAAACTGAACTACCATCCGAGCAATATCGACTGGAAGCAGTTCGGGCAGGATGTGGAACAGCTCTGCCAGAGGCTTGGGCTTGATTACTACATCAAGGATTCCCTGCGGGGAAAAATGGAGGGATAAACATGGATGAAATCAAATTGAAGCCCTGCCCGTTCTGCGGGGGTGAAGCAATGCTTACAACAAATTTATATGCGGGAATAGTATACATTCAATGCAAATGTTGTACGGCAATGGCTGGAAGAAAAAGAAAAATTGTTTCATCAATGATTGGCAAAGAGTATTTTGTGAACAAGGAAGAAGCAATCGAAGCGTGGAACCGGAGGGTTAACGATGAAATGTAAAGACTGCGAATGGTATAAGGCAAAAAACTGCAAACATCAGTGTATGTTGCTGCCGAACGGTATGACCTGCGGAGACTGTATCAACTTTGATTGGTGCAGTATGGCGTATTCAGTTAAGCCGGAATACACGTCTTGCGGCTTTGAGCCAATCAGATTCCGAGCTAAAGGAAAGGGAGGTAATGGAAATGGCTAACGCGGTACTTATCAGCATCCGCCCAGCGTGGGTGGAGAAGATTGCCAGAGGTGAAAAGACCGTTGAGGTGCGAAAGACCCGTCCGAAGCTGGAAACACCGTTCAAGTGCTATATCTATTGCACTATGGATCACCATTATATTTCCATATCCTGTGGGGAACTGGACAAGCCCAATTATCGCACAAATACCGTTGGTCGGTGTAATGGCAAGGTCATTGGCGAGTTCACCTGTGACAGAATAACGCCTCTGTTCAATGTCTGTACCGATAATTGGCATCATCTTGCGGGGGATGTCCATGAATGGCACAAGGAGCTTATTAAACGAGCTTGTTTGACCGATGCAGAACTGAAGGCATATGCAAAAGGCCAAAACTGTTTTGCCTGGCACATCTCCGACCTTAAAATCTACGATACGCCGAAACCGCTGAGCGCGTTCAAGGGGCTATGTAAAATTGATGTGGGGTGCGGGGAATGCCCTTATTACAACTACACCAAAATGGATTGTGATGGTAGGACAATCAAACGCCCGCCCCAAAGTTGGTGCTACGTGGAGGAATTGAAATGAGTGATTACATCAGCCGGGAGGCGGCACTGACGGAATTGCAAAACCCTGAGCTGTTTAACGTCTCACCAAGATTTCTACAGATTCTCCGCGATCTTCCCGCCGCCGACGTGGAGCCGGTGCGGCATGGTAACTGGAATATCCGGCGCCCGCGCAGATCGGCTTTATGTCTGGTATGCTCGGTGTGTGGGCGTAAGGTTGATACTGACGCCATAGGTATATTGCTTGAAGCCGGTGAATACGGAGTTGTTCGCCGTCTATACCCATATTGCCATTGCGGCGCAAAAATGGATTTGGAGGATGGAACCGATGACTGAACGGCAACTTAAAATCATCTGTTATTTTATCTACACGGTAAATGGCTGCAAATGCGGGTTTGATGAACTATGGAAAGATGCATGTAGGAGGTACGGATTTTGAAAATCGAACGCGCGATTGAAATCCTGAACCCGGAACACCGGGAGCATTATGACGGCCTGGACGAGGTGAACGAAGCCTGCCGGATGGGCATGGAGGCGTTGGAGCGGACAAGGTGGATTCCGTGCAGTGAGAGGCTGCCGGAGAAGAACGTTTCGGTTTTGGGCTGGTACAAAGATAACCCCTTTGCAAGATACTGCCCGGAAATCGTTTCGTGGAATGGGAAAGGCTGGGTGTTTGTGTATGCGCAACGGTATGTAACCGATGTAACCCACTGGATGCCGCTGCCCAAACCGCCGAAGGAGGTGCAGGGGAATGAGTGAAAGACAAGAACACCGTCAGCGCCTTAACGCTAGAATTGCTTACGCCGCCGCGATTGAGCGGTGGGCGAAGAATCAGCCGCCACGCATTCGGTTCTTTGCCGTCAGACGGTGGCTGAAAGAGATGCCGAGGAGGGAGGATTTTTATGCGGTTGATTGATGCAGACGGGCTTCGCCGCAGAATTGTAGCATTTTGTACAGGATGTAGCACCACATATTTGATAGTGGAAAACATTGTGATGATGATAAATCAGGCTGATACCGTGGATGCCGTCCCCGTGGTAAGGTGCCGGGACTGCATTGCATTTGAGGAAATAGGCAAGCACCCCGCCAACAATGGAGGAACGCCATTTGGGTATTGCTATCATTGGCAATATGAGCAGGGCATGTCCCCTAACGAGGTAGACGGCAATGCTTTTTGCAGTTATGGGGAGCGAAAGGTGGATGAAAATGGAAGAACTTAACGGCTACACCCCACCTGCCAGCTTGAATTTAAGCGACTTCCAGGATGCTATCGGAGATGCCGTAGTACAGGCGATTATAAAAATTGGTATCCGGGTGAATCGGGAAGAACTTCTGAAAGCTCTGAAATATGACAGGGGGCAGTACAAGGCGGGGTATGATGCTGGTTTCGCAGACGGGTTCATTGAAACGCTCCATACCGTCCGCTGCCGGGACTGCATCCACCGGCAGGGAGACGAGAATCCTATGTGTATGCTCCACACAGAGCCATGTGCCAACGCCAGAGGCTATAAAGGTGAGGCGGTGTGTGTGGAAATGGACGGGTTTTGCAGCTACGGAGAAAGGAGAAAATCGAATGAAAATCACACTTGATATTCCCAATGGTATGGTCTGCGGTTTCCTGAACGGCGTAGTGGAAACACGTAGCGAGCTGACGATGGTGACCTATGCACTGGATACCCACGATCTGCACGATGGGGCAGAAATCAAACTGCCCCGGGAGGAACAGAAGCAATGAGTGATAAACCAACTTACATGGACTGCTGGCACTTTATCGCCCCGCTGATTCCGGTGAACACTGACTACACAATGGATATTTACGTCATGGTGTTTAACGCCCTGAAAGAAGCGGAGAAAAAGCGGATTGCCAAGAAGAAAGGGGGAGCAGAGAATGGCTGAAGTTATCACGGCTGTGTTCTTTTTGATTTTGTTCTCGCTTTTCTACGTGCTTGCTGCCACGTTGCTGGTACGGGGGATTCTTATAATCGCCGAGAAAGTCATCGAGCTGTGGCGGGAAATAAAGGAGTGAGAATCATGAGCAAGAAACCGGACTATCTCACCCTGTGCTCCATAGCCGCCCAGAAGGCCGGGACGAGCTACGGGAAGTACATGGCAATGCACGGATACCACCCGCCGATTCAGGCCGATACGGAGGGAGTGGAAGCGCCACAGGGCATTTCTAAAATCTGCCCCCAGTGCGGGAAGAAATTCACGCAGGGCAAGATCAAGCAGAAAATCTATTGCAGCTTGGAGTGCCAGAAAGCCCACGCCCAGAGAGCCGCCAAAAGGAGATACCGTGACAGGAAAGCGGCGGCTGACGCGGGATAAGGAAATGGGGCGGTAATGTGGAGTACAAGGACGGCAGGAAGTATTGCGTCGGGTGCGTCTACTTCTACGGAGACTATGAAGTGAATAGGTGCTGTAATTACATATTCGTCCGCGGGGGAAAGCGGCCTTGCCCGCCTGGGAAGGATTGCACCGAAAGGAGGGAGAAAACGAAAAACAGGAGACGGAATTTAATATTATAGCTTTATCCCTGTATAGTATATATAATATAATTTTATATCTTGTGTGTATGTTGTTATAGTTCTATACAGGGATTTACTAAGAAAAGAAAGGAAAAGCATATGGCAAAACAAAATGCGTATCTTGCCAAGCAGGAGGCTGTTCAGCGGCAGTGCTTCAACGATGGTTGGGGCCTCGGAACACAGCAAATGTGCGACTATATCTCCCTGGCCTTGCGAGACCCGGAAATCATGGGAAAGGATACATTCAGCGGAACCAGAATCTTGAAAGTCCTGCGGAAAGTCAACGACTATATGCAGTATTTCCGCCCGGCTTTTCTGCCAATGGATGAATCGGACTGGTATCAGGAACAGCTGGATAAGGCTCTACAGGAGGCATACAAGGGAAACGGCGAGAAGTTCTACCCGTTCCGGGAGCGCTACGACTGCCTGCGGGAGTACGACTACAAGGAAGGACGGTGGAAGGGACGATGAACTGCCCAAATTGCGGTGCCCCCATAGAGGGATGCAAATGCGAATACTGCGGCTATACGCTGCTGAACATCATCGACTTTGAGCCCGGAAAGGTCTGCGACGTGAAAATGAGATACCGTGGCAGGGAATTCACGGCCAAGATGTATGTGGGAGACATCAACGTGGAAGCATCATGCGAGACAGTGGATGCAACTACTCTGGGAGACAGAAGTGTCCGCATCTTACGATCAGAGCCGACGCTGCGGGTAAATCTGGAATTGGTGTCGGTGTGAGGAGGGAGCAAAGATGAAATGTATAAACTGCGGGGCTGTCATCACAGGCTGCATGCGCCGTTTTGCGGGACGAAATACAACGGTGGTGCAGCAGAGGCTGACTTTGATGAGGACCAGTATACAGGGACCTTGAAGGTGGACGGGAAGGAATATCAAGTCTATATTGGCCGCATGGAGGACAGCATTATTTTCGTGAACGGCGGCAGGACGGCGGACGGAACCTTCACGGGGAAGTTCCTTAAAAAGAAGCGCAAGTTCACGCTGATAGAAATGTGAGCCTGTCTTATTAACAAGATATATTTAATATATATAATATATATAAATCTTATATCTTGTAGTGTGTATGTGTTATGTAGAAGAATATATTAAATCTACTTAGAAAGTAAAGGAGGAAACGACTTTGGCAGAAGGTGAAAAGCTCAAAAAGAAACCCTACCAGGTGCCTGACCTGGAACCGGGGGACAATACCAAGTACATCAACCATTCCATGACCATCATGAAGTGGGACAAGCCGGATATGAACAGTTTGGAGGCGGTGCAGCAGAGGTGCTTCGACTATTTCAGCCTGTGCGCGGAAAATGACATGAAGCCGACTTTTGCAGGGCTTGCACTGGCGTTCGGAATCGATAGGATCACTCTGTGGAAATGGTGCAATGATGCGCCTGATGCGAGAAAGCTGAGCGGCTCTGTTCGCAACACCATCAAAAAAGCGAGGGATTTAATCAACGCGCAGATGGAGGATTTCATGCAAAATGGCAAGATTAACCCCGTTGCCGGAATTTTTTTGATGAAAAACAATATGAACTACACAGACCAGCAGGAAGTTGTCTTAAAGCCGGATAATCCGCTTGGAGAGCGGGCAGACCCGGAGAAGCTGCGGCAGAAGTATCTGGAAGATGTTCGCGGGAGCGGTGCGACTATCATTGACGCAGAGAACGGAGACTGAGCGACTATCAACAACTATGCCAGCGACTTTGACCCAGCGACTATAGCGACTATGAAAACGCCCCGGAGGTCTTGCGACTTTCGGGGCGACTTTCTGCGACTATGAAACGGGAATTTTCGGCTGCGACTTTGCGACTATGGCTCACGGGCTGGGAGCCTTGCGGGGGTTTTCAGCCCTGACGCAAAAACATGGCGGGGAATCTGGCCGGAATCGGGGCTGCCTCTGGCGGATCGTGGGGTGTCGCCCCTGCCCCGCCGCAGCGGGCAGAACGTCGGGGGGCACAGGAAGCTATCAGACGGGCGAAAAGCTGCGGCGGGGTCTGGTATCCGGCACGGAAAGCGGCGGCAATGGCGGGCACTGAGAGCCCCACACGCTGCATAAAATGCCGTGCGGCATTGTGTAGCGTCCATACGCGCCCAATTTAAGGCTGATTTATATTGCCGGAATAAAAACCGCTTAAAAAGCTGCTGAGAGCCTTACAGGGCATAGCAAGAGAAAAGCCCTGCCACGTTGGCAGGGCAAACGGACAACGCCGCGCCTGATCTGGACGCGGACAGAAAGAAAAGCCGCCCGGACAATGCCCGGACGGCTTGAAGATTATTTGCTTATTTTCAGCAACTCCGCCAGAACTAGCAGCGGGAAAAACAGGATTGCAAGCAGTGCCACGGCTACACCCCCATGCTGATACATTCGTCCAACGGCACCCGGTACCCATGTACCCGGAAAAATGCCCCGCCGCTACGGGTGTATTGCACCTTGCAACGGTGATACCCTTTACCACCGCCCCACGCCCCGGAAACACAGTAAATATAATCGTCGATGCCGTATTCAATGCCCTTGATTTCTAGGCCGTTCAAGCCGCTGTAATAGGCGACGCTTTCGTGGGTCATGCAATATTCTTTCTTATTCATGGTTTAGCCCTCCTTTACAATGCGGGAATACAAGCGGGACACACGGTTGCAAGCCTGATATAACGCCCTTGCCTGTGTGTCTAGCCATTCTTCCCGGCTGTTCGGTCTGCGCTCGCCGTTGCGGGTTTTCTTGAGTTCGGACGTGCAGCAAAGACGTTCCGCAATGTCGCCGTCATAGATCAGGGCGGAACCGCCCCAGCTGTATTGCTCCCAGTCCTGCGCCCCGTTCAGCATCCATTCCCGGCACTCTTTCTCAGATTCAGGGTTCCGGCCTTCATATTCTGCCCGTTCTTTCAGTTCTTCTACCAGCTCCAGGGCGTAGGCATTGACGCCCTTATCCCATGCGCTGCGATCCTTCCGGGCTTCCAGTTCGGCAGTGATTCTATCGTAGATTGCCATTTTTATTTCCTCCTTGTAATTCTGTGGAGGCCGTGCTATAATAGCGGTGCCTCCTTGTGTGGTGCGCTCCCGTTGGTCTTGGTAGGATTGCGGGGGCGCTTTTTTGTTTACGTGAGTATTATACACTAATTATTTCAAGTTGTCAATAGGAAATCAAAAATTATTTTTAGTGTAGTTATGGCGACATAGTTTGAATTTTGCAGTGTTTTATACGCGCACATAATGAAAGAAATGTCTATAGTATAAGAACATACGCATAGTCCATGATACAAGGACATAAAAATACCGCAAAACGCGGAGAAAACAGAACATTTTCAATAAATATCGTATTTTGATATGTGTATTTATAGGCTTTAACGCAACCAAATATTTATTTTGTTGCGTTCACTTTACCGTTCATGTCGATACGGTCAAAATGTGTTTGCATAGCGTGGACAGCTTGCATTCCATGGATTTTGTGCCGTCCGGCACCGTCCAGCGGTTCCGGCTGCTGCTGGATAGCACCGGGGGCGGGGGATATGCGCCCGGGCATTTCCGCGCGGTAAGCCCCCCAAATAGATTTCAGCCAAAAAGGCTTCCTTCCCTTCTCGAAAAATCCCGAAAAAGAAAAAAGACCTCCAAACGGAAGTCTTGAAAGATTGGGAATGTGGGAAAAATCTAAAAAAGTTATTAAAAAATTATTTGACAACGCTTCTGTAAAGGTCTATAATAATAACACAGGGAACACCTGCTGGTAACAGATGTCCCCTGCGGTGGGAACCCAGACGGTTGCCACGAGCATACAAGTTAGTAGGTCGAGAGCTTAGCGCTCAAACAACCGTGAGCCGTTCTGCTGTGAACAGACGGCTCACTTCTTTCTGTTATGGAACTTGTCCCACGCTTGGACGAGAATCCAGCAGATAGACACAATCCAGAAAACATCTTGAAGAGTTATGTATGGTCACCTCCATGAGAAATAAATTTCCCGCGAGGGCTATACACACGCCTCCATTCCGCACTCGCGGGATGACAGGCAACCGTCTTTTTAACCGTACACCGTCTACAAAGGAGATAGGCTATGGCAAGCCAGGAAACTCGACGCGGACGGTGGGTTCCACGGAATTTATTATACACAGATTGTCGAATAATGTCAACTTAATGAGAGCCATCCTTTGCGGGGGTTCTCTTATTTTTTATGCTGCACAAAATCAACATTTCAAAAATCGCGCGAAAAACAAAAAGGCAAGAACCAACTATATAAAAGCTCCCTCCGGTCGTCACATCACCAATTTTATTTTGGCAATCCTATTGACAATCAAATATATCTAGTGTATATTAAAGGCACACAGGAGGTGTTCCAGATGCAGATAAGCAAAGCGATTCGTCAGGTAATGAAGGAGAAAAGCGTGTCTCTGCTCACTATGGCAAAAGCGATTGGAAAACAACGGGGGAATGACATAAGCGCTAGACTAACAAACCCCAACATGTCCTTCGACAAAGCAGTCGAAATGCTGGACGTTCTAGGCTATGAGGTAGTCATTCAGGAGCGCAAGCCCGGTGCCAGAAGAGCAGATCAGATCGTGATTGACCAAAAGGAGGAATAATCATGAAAAAACTGTTGTGCATTAGCGTCATTACCGTATTTCTCGTGGCATTAACGGCGTGTGGAGGGAAAGGCGACGCGCCGACAGTTGCCACAAATGTTGATGTTTATGCGTTGAAACAAGGTGACGAGGTTTCTATTGTTGGCCAAACTGCTGCGTCAACCTTGGAGAACGGAAATACACTTATTGTTCAGGTTCTGCGGAACGGAGACCGTACAGTTGTGTATCACTGCCAAATGAAAGACGAATTTGTCGCCGAAGCAGAGGGGTACAAACCTCTAGACGTGGCTAAGGTCACAGGGAAGTTCTTGAGCCTCACCGATATGGCTGATGAACCCGGAGTTGAATTACCAAAAGAAAATATTGCCATTTTGGTTACGCTGTATGACTGCGAACTGAAATAAGGAGGTCTGACCTATGTGGGTGTTGCTAATTATTCTGTTCCCCATATTCGTGCTGATAGAGATCATGAAGCATGTATAGGGGGGCAAACCCATAAGTGAATAAATGTTCCCATAGGTGGGAGCCATAGCCGAAGGGCTGCTTGTGCTGAGATACGCACGGGCAGCCCTTATTTTTGTATCAGGAGGGAATTTATGAAAATCGACGTTTTGGGAGCAGAATATACGCTTACAGTAATTCGGGGAAGCAAAGAGCCAAGGCTCAAGGATTGTGACGGTTTCTGTGATGAAACTACGAAAGAGATGCTGGTCGAAAGTTACGAAGACAGCAAGTGGGAACCAAATTGCAAGCAAAACCTTCTGGCTCAAACAAACAAGGTGAAGCGGCATGAGATCATTCACGCATTTCTTTTTGAAAGCGGCCTTGCTGAAAACTCTTACTGGGCGCAGAACGAGGAAATGGTGGATTTCTTCGCAATCCAGTTTCCCAAACTGCTGAAAGCATTCGAACAAGCTGACGCTCTGTGAGGTGAGAGTATGGATTATGGGAAATTGTCAACCTCCATCCTGGGGGCTATCGAGAACAGACCGGGTGATATCGGGGCATATGAAGACCTGTTTTCCCTGTGTCAGGCATGGGCTGAGACTGATTTCACGGCGGCTCATCGAGCGAATAAGCATCTGAAATACCTGTGCGCCGAAATAATGGGTAAAGCTCCTACGTCTCAGGTGGAGGGATTCTACAGCCTTTGGCGGCGGGGGCTATTGTTTGAGGCTCCATATGACTTTGACAGCTATCTCACCTATATGGAGCTGGATAGGCAGGCGAAAAAGCGGTTTTATCAGCCACGGAAGAAGCAGCTAAAGCCCGTGGTGGACGCGCTGCAATCGCTGTGCGGGGATGACAAGCTGGATTTGCTGGCGGTTAGCTTGCCCCCCGGCGTAGGAAAGACCACGCTTGCAATCTTCCTGCTGACCTGGATTGCCGGCCGCGACCCAAACAACCCGAATCTGACGGGCAGCCACTCCAATTCCTTTGTGCGGGGCGTGTATGACGAATGTCTGCGGCTGTTTGACGCAAAGGGGGAATATCTATGGCATGATGTCTTCCCTGCCGTTCAGGTGTCCAGCACCAACGCAAAGGACTGCCGAATTGACCTTGATAAGCGGCAGCGATTTGAGACGCTGGAATTTACCTCCATCGGAACGGGCAATGCCGGTCTGTACCGGGCGGCAAACCTGCTGTACTGCGACGATCTGGTATCTGGCATTGAGGTCGCGCTATCCAAAGAGCGGCTGGACAAGCTGTGGGAGACTTACACCACCGACCTGCGGCAGCGTAAAATCGGTGACAAATGCAAAGAGCTTCATATTGCTACCCGGTGGAGCGTTCACGATGTGATTGGGCGGCTGGAACGGGAATATGAGAACAATCCCAGGGCGGAATTCATTCGGATTCCTGCCATGAACGAGGACGACGAAAGCAATTTTGATTATGAGTTTGGCGTGGGGTTCTCCACCAAGTTTTACCGGGAACAGCGGGATATTATGGATAGCGTTAGTTGGAAAGCGCTGTATCAGAATCAACCCATTGAACGCGAGGGGCTTGTCTACCATCCTGACGAACTGCGGCGTTTCTTTGAACTGCCCACAGAGGAACCAGATGCCATTGTCGGCGTATGCGATACCAAAGACAAGGGCGCTGACTACGCCTTCCTGCCGGTTGGATATGTATATGGGCAGGACTACTATATTGGGGACTGTATCTGCGACAATGGGCTTCCTGACACAGTTGATGCAAGACTGTCTGAAATTCTGGTGCGGGACAAGGTGAAAATGTGCCGGTTTGAAAGTAACTCCGCTGGTCGCAGGATTGCTGAAAAGATTCAGGGCGAAGTAAAGAAACTGGGCGGAATTACCAATATCACGACGAAGTTCACTACGGCCAATAAAGAGACGAAGATCATCGTCAATTCGGCGTGGGTGAAGGAACACTGCCTGTTTCTGGATGAAAGCAAGTATAAGCGGAACACGGATTACGGCAGGATGATGGATATGCTATGTTCCTACACTGTAGCGGGAAAGAATAAGCACGATGACGTTCCAGACGGAATGGCTATGTTTGCTGAGTTTGCCCAAAGCTTAAACGGGGCGGTTATAGAGGTTTTCAGCAGACCATTTTAGTCACAAAGTAGCCGATGGTTTACGAACGAGAATTAAGTAGACAACCATCCGCCACTGTGGTATAATGGTAAATGAGAAAATAGATTTCCGGGAAAGGGGGTGCGTAATACGGAGAGCAGACGGTTATTCGGGCGTCGGGTGATTTACACCGAGGTTACGGATATAAACGAGGGAAATATCATCAACGTGCTGCAAAAGGCACTGTTTACGCACCTGCAAAATCAGGCAGAGATTGATTACCTGTACTGGTATTACAAGGGAGAGCAGCCAATCCTTAACCGCGTAAAGGAAGTCCGCCCGGAAATCAACAACATGGTTGTGGAGAACCGAGCAAATGAGATTGTATCTTTCAAATCGGCCTATCAGGTCGGCGAACCAATCCAGTACGTAAGCCGTGGTGGGGACGAAGACATTTCCTCCGAAGTGCTGAAACTGAATGACTATATGCTGTCCGAAGACAAGCCGGAAAAGGATAAGGAACTTGCCGATTGGCTCTTCACTTGCGGTACCTCTTATCGAATGACTTTGCCGGACGTTCTGGCGGATGCCGAGGAAGACGAGGCTCCTTTTGAGATATTCACCCTTGACCCAAGATACGCATTCGTGGTGTACTCTGTGGGCCTTGGCCATAAACCCATGATGGGTGTACGGTATGTTCTAAAAGAGGACGGAACGCTCGTTTTCTCCTGCTGGACAGAAACCAGGTATTTCGAGGTCTGGAACACATGGGCTGTTATTCGCGCAGAAGACCAGATTTTGGGAATCCCGATTGTGGAGTACCCGGCAAACATGGCTCGTTTAGGGGCGTTTGAAATTGTGATTCCGTTGCTTGACGCAATCAACATGACGGAGAGCAACCGAATTGACGGCGTAGAGCAGTTCGTTCAAGCACTGATGCTGTTCCATAATGTTGACATCAGCAGTGAGGACTACAAGAAACTGCGGGACGAGGGCGCGATCAAATTCAGGGATATTGACGCCACACTGAAAGCGGAGATTCAATATCTGACCTCCGAAATGAACCAGACCCAGACGCAGACCCTTGTGGACAGCATGTATGAAACGGTGCTGACCATCTGCGGAATGCCCAACCGGAACGGAGGGACTTCTACCTCTGACACCGGATCAGCGGTCATCATGCGGGATGGCTGGTCGGCAGCGGAAGCCAGAGCCAAGGACACAGAGCTGGTTTTCAAGAAGTCCGAAAAGGAATTTTTGAAGCTGGTGCTGCGTATCTGCCGGGACATGGGGCATCTGAGCCTGAAACTCTCGGCACTGGAAATCCGGTTCACGCGGCGGAATTATGAGAATATCGCGCAGAAATCAACGGTTCTAACCCAGATGCTTGCTTGCGAGAAAATCGCCCCTGAACTGGCATTTACACATTGCGGGTTATTTTCCGACCCGCAGTTGGCCTACCGAATGAGCATGGATTACATGGCCGAGCAGGAGAAAAAAGCGGCGAAGCTCGCCGCACATAACGGAGGTAACGGCGATGGAAGCGGAAACCAAACCGGCGGTCAGAGTGACGGCGAAGGAAATTCGAGCGATTGAGGAAATCATCCGCCGCCGGAATCAGGCGGAAATCAAAGTCGAACAAGGCCAGATCGTGGTCATTGAGATTCGGCGCAAGAAGGTTAACTGACTGTTTGGCAAAGAGCGCCGCACCTTTCGCGGAAGAGCCACACCAAATGGTATAATTTGTGACTGCTCTAGGGAGCAGCGAACAGCCGAAGGGCTTCTGATACCAGAAATGGTATTGGAAGCCCTTCTTTTTTACACTGCGGCATAGCCAAAAGGTAAGGCACATGGTTTTGACCCATGTAATGGAAGTTCGATTCTTTCTGCCGCAACCAGCGGGGGGCTGGACAATTCAAGCACGCCGATAACTGCTGTATGCGCAAGGCAGCCAAAGCGAAGGAGAAGGAACAGCATTGTGTGATAAGTGTACATAAGCGCACGATAGCTCAAAGTAGCTTGCCCCGTCCCACAAAAACATTTCCTCGGCCACAAGCCGAGTACATGAAGAATAGAAGACGAAAATTTGGCGCGGCAGACAGCAAGTGGGGTTCACCTCTCCCCCCACAGAAGGACGTTCAAATCGGCCTCGCGCCATATATATCGCCGATGGCCTCCCTATCGGCGATGAAACCCGGAAACGGGCAAAGCGGTTCCCCGGCACCGTAAGCCGGGGATATGTGGGTTGTTAGCTCAGTTGGTAGAGCAGCGGACTGTTAATCCGCAGGTCACAGGATCGAAGCCTGTACAGCCCTCCATAACAGCAGCAGTGAAGCTGCTCTATCAAAAACGCAGACGGGAGACAACCCGTAAAAACAGAGATCACGGCGGAGGGAACCGCCTCACCAAACGCAGGAGGAATAATTATGGCAAAAATCGACACAAATCTCATTGAAGGTTATGCGGACATGACCCCGGAACAGAAGCTTGCCGCTTTGGAGGGCTTTGAGTACGAGGACAACGCCGTAGAGCTGGAAAGGCAGAAAAACGCGCTGTCCAAGGCCAATTCCGAGGCTGCGGAATGGAAGCGTAAGCACAACGCGCTTCTGACTGACGAGCAGAGGAAGCAACAGGAGCAGGCCGAAAAGTGGGAGAACATGGAAAAGGAGCTGGCCGGTCTGCGGAAGGAAAAAACCGTTGCCGGTTACAAAGCAAAGCTGGTTGCTCAGGGCTATGACGAAGCCCTTGCGGACGCTACTGCGGCGGCTATGGAATCCGGCGATATGGCTACGGTTTTTGCCAACAACCAGACGTTTTTGGAAAAATACGCCCAAAAAGTCATTGCGGACAAGCTGAAAAGAACGCCCAGAGGCGCGGATGGAAACCCCGGCGGCGCAATGACCAAGGCGGATTTCCTGAAACTCGACACCAAATCCCAGATGGAGTTTATCAAGAACAATCCTGACTGGAAAACAATTTTGAAGTGATTATGGAGGTAAAACATTATGGCTACTTATCTTGGCTTTCCGTTTGACCCCGAGCTGTTTAACTACAACTGGGCAAATGCGAAAGACCCCACCCTAACCGCGATGTTTGAGAGCGGCGCTGTCGCCCCGAACGCAGAACTGGCGGGCTTGATTTCCAACGGCTCTGACTTTTATACGCTGCCGTTCTACAAAGTCATTGGCGGCACTCCTGAGAACTACGATGGCGCAACTGACATCACCCTGACCGACCCCGAAGGCAGCGCTCAGAATGGTATTGTGTTTGGCCGCGCCCACGGCTGGAAGGAGAAGGACTTCATCGTTGATTACAACAGCGGTGCCGACCCCATGCAGCAGATCGTGTCTCAGGTGTCCAAGTATTGGCAGAAGCAACGCCAGTCCATCATGCTGAAAATCCTGAATGCGGTCTTCGGCGTGACCGGCAGCGGCGAGTTTGCCGGTTGGGCGAACCACATCACTGACCTGTCTTCCGCGTCCACCACTGTTGCGGACGCAAACAAGATGGGCGCGACCACCATTGGCGATGCGATTCAGAAGGCCGTGGGCGACAATCAGGACGCTTTCCGGCTGGTGTTCATGCATAGTAAGGTCGCCACCAATATGGCTGGCCTGAAGCTGCTGGACTTCCTGAAATACACCGACGCCAACGGCGTTGAGCGCCCCCTCCGCATTGGCACCGTGAATGGCATGACTGTTGTTGTAGATGACAGCTGCCCCTCCACCGCCGCTACCAGCGGAGAAAGTGCGAAAGCGGCCACCTACACCACCTACGTCCTCGGCCTTGGCGCAATTCAGTACGCCCCCGCTCCCGTGAAGGTTCCTTCCGAACTGACCCGTGACGCGCTCAAGGGCGGCGGCTATGACGCGCTGGTGACCCGTATCCGTGAAACCATGCACCCCAACGGTTTCAGCTTTACCAAGCCCACTTCCGGCTATACCGCTTCTCCCACGGATGCACAGCTTGCGGCATCTGCCAACTGGTCTATCGTGGCCGACCCGAAGACCATTGCTCTGGCAAAGATCATCACCAACGGCTAAGGAGGTTCACCATGTTCTATGTTTCTGACGGGAAAGTGTATGTGCGCGATGGAGATCACTTTCGCAACGTGGGCTTTACCGCAAAGGACAAGGTGATTACCCGGCGCGAACTGGAGAGCACTTCTGTGGTGATGGGAACGGTAGTCGTTGATATCCTCAACGACCCCGTACCGCTCACCCGCGAGGAAGTTATCACCAAGTTCGGTTTATCGGAGAATAATCCTATTCCCGTTATCAAGAAGCCACGCAAGAAGGCGGGAGAACCCGTAGAATGAAAGGAGGTAAGAAACCGTGCAGGAAGCCGAGAAAAACGCATTGGTAAAAGCCATGGCGAATGAAACCGACGAAAGCACGGTTTCTGCCTACCTTGGCATTGCGGCAAGTAAGATTTGCCGCAGGGCATACCCGTTTGACCCTTCCATTATGGAGGTTCCGGAGCAGTACAGCTATCTACAGGTGGAGATTGCTACGTATCTTCTGAACAAGCGGGGCGGCGAGGGGGAGCTGTCTCACAGCGAGAACGGCATTTCCCGTTCCTACGAGAACGGGGACGTTCCGGAATCCATGATGCGACAGATCGTTCCCATGGCCGGGGTTCTGTGAGGTGACAGTATGAGAATCATGGAGCGAAACAAGCAAAGCTTCTGGTATCTGCTGTATGACCGGAAAGTGCCTGTCACCGACGAAGACGGCAACGAAACCGGCGAGGAAACTGTTGTGTACAAACCTGCCGTTTCCTTCTGCGCCAACGTATCCGCTGCGACCGGGGCTTCTCAGGTGGAGCAGTTCGGCAATCTTGCCGGGTATGATAAGGTCATCGTTACGGATGACATGACCTGCCCCGTTGACGAGAATACCGTGCTATTTCTGGACAAGGAGCCTGTGTATGACGAGGACGGGAAGCCCCTGTATGACTACATGGTCAGACGGGTGGCAAAGTCTCTGAACTCAGTGTCTATCGCCGTTACGAAGGTGAGCGTGTCGTGAGCTACAAGAAAATCGTGGTTCCGCTGTCGGTTTCCGGCATTCAGAAGATTCAGGACGAATTGAAGGAATACAAACGCTGGCAGAAGGACAAGGCAAAGGAACTGGCCGAAAGGCTGGCAATGCTGGGTGCTTCTGTGGCTTCCATCCGGTTTTCGCGGGCTGTTTACACCAGGATGAGGGATGCAACCGTGTCCGTCGTGGCAATCCCGAATGGTTACGCCGTAAAGGCCGATGGGGAATCCGTCCTTTTCATTGAATTTGGAGCCGGTATCACCTACGGAACCGGGCACCCGGAAGCGTCGGAGTTTGGCATGGGGGCTGGCACCTACCCGGACGGGAAAGGTCATTGGGACGACCCCAAAGGCTGGTATCTGCCCAAAGACAAGGGCGGCGGCCACACATACGGAAATCCTCCTGCAATGCCCATGTATGAGGCGAGAAAAGCGATTGAGCAGGAGCTTCCGAGAATCGTTATGGAGGTGTTCAGGGCTTGATTGATATTGAAAAGCTGATATATACCCCCATTGCCGAGGCTCTGCGAAAGCGCTTCAAGGGCATTTCGGTATCCGGAGAATATGTGAACGCTCCTCCAAAATTCCCCTATGTAAGCATCGTAGAGCAGGACAATTATATGTCCGCGAACAGACTGGACAGCAGCGACCGGGAAAAGTTTTCCACGCTGATGTACGAGGTTAATGTCTACTCCGACAAGGCAGGAAGCAAGAAAAGCGTATGCCGGGAGATTATGGGCGTTATAGACGAAATGCTCTACAAACGGAATTTCACGCGAATTTCGTTGTCCCCTGTTCCGAATATGGAAAACGGGACGATTTACCGTCTGGTAGCCCGGTATCGGGCGGAGACGGACGGCGGAACAATTTACCGCAGGTAAATATGCTTTACCTTTCCGTAAGGGCGGAAAGAGAGCCGAAGGGCTGCTTCACAGGAGGCAGCCCGTTTTTTATTACAACGAAAGGAATGATGACTTATCGCGATTTCTACCTATAAAGTCTTCCTCATGAAAAAGGGAAGCACCGGCAACACCTACGAAAAGCTCATTGACATCAAGGAATTCCCTGATCTGGGCGGCGATCCGGAGATGCTGGAAACCACTACCCTGTCTGACAAGATGCAGACCTACATCGCCGGTATCCAGTCCTTGGATGCCCTCTCCTTCACGGCGAACTACACCTTGGATGACTACAAGAAGCTGGTGGCTCTCAACGGAAAGACCGAGAGCTACGCTGTGTGGTTCGGCGGAACCGGTGACGGCACGAACCTGACCCCTACCGGCTCTGACGGCAAGTTCAAGTTCGATGGTCAGCTGACTTGCTACCCCACCGGCGGCGGCGTCAACGAGGTTGTAGACCTGAACATTTCCATTGCCCCGTCCACGCCCATTGAGCTGGACGACGCGACCTGAGCCAAAACACAGACCACACATTTTTAAGGAGGATTAGCGATGGCTAAGAAAATCTGCATTCCCTACAACGGCAAGAAGTACACGCTGGAATTCACCCGCTCCACGGTTTCCGCCATGGAGAAGACCGGGTTCTCCATCAATGAGCTTGGCGACAAGCCCGCTACCATGATTCCCATGCTGTTCAGCGGCGCTTTCGCGGCCAATCATCCCAACACCAAGGTTGCTACCATCAACAAGATTTACGACGGTCTGAGCAATAAGACTGGCTTGGTAAAGGCGCTGACGGAAATGTACTCCGAGGCCGTGTACACCCTGCTTTCCGATGATGAAGAGGAAAACGAGGGAAACCCCGGCTGGGAAGCAGTCGAGTAAGCGAACTTCTTTCCGAAAACGGAGGGGGTGGGGAGACCCCTACCCCCTCTTACGCTTACACAAATATCTTCAAGAAGTTATTCCCGTACTATCTTGCAATCGGCATGACCTATGACCAGTTCTGGAATCAGGACGTGGAACTGGTGAAAGCCTACCGGGAAGCTGACAAGATCAAACGGGACTTGAAGAATCAGGATATGTGGATGCAAGGGGCTTATTACTATGAAGCCCTTCTGGATGCCGCCCCGGTTCTGCGGTTCAGTTTCAGCAAGAAGCCGCCGAAGCCAATTCCATACCGGGAGCAGCCCTTTGAGCTGCACACTGGGCAGCGGAAAGCGGCGGATAGTGGAGAAAAGCAGCTGACCCAGCAGGAAAAGAGCGACAAAAAGGCAAAAGCCATGATGGAGATGTTTATGGTATCCATCAACAAGAAATTTGAGAAGAAGGGCGGTGAAGGGAATGGCTGACAATGTGGAAATGCAGGGCATTGAGTTTCAGATTGTGAATGACAGTGCCGCGGCATCCGCAGGGGTGGAGGTTCTGGCAAAAAAGTTGACAGAGCTAAAAACGTCGATCAGCGGTTCCACAACTGCCCTTTCCAAAGTTGCAGCGGGAATTTCGCAGATCAAGAATGCCGTGAACAACATGAATACCGGCGATTTTGCGAACAAGATGAACCGCATCAGCGACACGCTGAGCAACCTGAAATCTAAGACGGAAGGCCTGAAAATTTCGTCTTCCATCGCAAACCAGCTTACGGACATAACCGCCGCTCTCGACAATCTGAAATGGACAGATGGAGATAAGCTGTCCGCTCTCGCCGATGGCTTACGCCCTCTTTCTGAGATTGGTAAAGCCAACCTGACCACTTTCATCAATCAGCTTGGGAAATTGCCTGAGGTCATTGAGGATTTGGAAAAAGCGGATATTGATAAGTTCACTCAGCAGATGAAAGACTTGGCTTCGGCCATGAAACCATTTGCGGATGAAATGAACAAGGTTTCCTCCGGCTTTTCGGCATTTCCAAGCAGAATTCAAAGGCTGATTACATCGACGGAGCAGTACAACGGTACGGTAAGGCGGGCAACCACAAGCACAAATGCTTGGAACAGTGCGCTCAAAGCAATCAGTTTTGCGGCCATATACCGGGCGGCGGCAAAGCTCCTGGGTATCGCAATTGCAAAATCGTCCCAGTATACGGAGGATTTGAACCTATTCACCGTTTCAATGGGGAAGTACGCCGAGGAAGCCTATAACTACGCCCAGAAGGTTTCTGAGGTAATGGGCATTGACCCCGCTGAATGGATGCGGAATCAGGGCGTGTTTAACACAATTATCTCTGGTTTCGGCGTTGCCGGTGACAAAGCAGCGTTCATGTCCAAGAACCTTACCCAGCTTGGCTATGACCTTGCATCTTTCTACAACCTGGATTTTGCATCTGCCATGCAGAAAGTGCAGTCTGGTATCGCTGGCGAATTGGAACCCATGCGCCGCCTTGGTTACGATCTATCCGTAGCCAGGTTGGAGCAGGAGCGGTTGAATCTTGGCATCGACAAGAGCGTTTCCTCCATGACCCAGGCTGAAAAGTCCCAGCTCCGCTACTATGCCATGATGACCCAGGTAACACAGGTGCAGGGTGATATGGCACGAACGCTGGAACAGCCTGCAAATATGCTGCGTGTGCTGAAAGCACAGTTTGAACAGTGCGCTAGAGCAATCGGTAATCTGTTCATCCCTATTCTGGTGAAAGTCCTCCCATTTGCTATCGCTGTTGCAAATGCTCTCAGAGAAATCATTACTGCTATCGCCGGCCTATTTGGCGTTACGCTTCAAGCCCCTGACTGGGGAGATTCCTTTGGCGGCGCAACCGCAGGAAGCGGAGCGATTGCCGACAACATGGACAGTGCCGCCGGTTCGGCGAAGGAACTGAAACGATACCTTGCCGGGTTTGATGAACTGAATGTCCTCCCAGACCAGAGCAATGGCGGAGGTGGAGGCGGTGCAGGAGGCGGCGGTGGAGGTCTGGACTTCCCCACTCCTGGATATGACTTCCTGGAAAATGCCGTAACGAAAAAGATTGATGCCTGGAAAAAGAAGCTACAGCCGTTCGTTGACTGGATTACAAGTCACCTGAAAGAAATCGGAGAAATTGCGGAGGGCATCGCCGCGATATTTTTGGCGTGGAAGATATCCGAATCGCTTATACGCGGCGTAGATACCCTTTCCGGCTTTTTCAAAAACATCTCTAAGGTTGGCTCTCTCACGCTCGGCGGAATCGGTCTTATCGCCGACCTTAACGAGTTTATGAAATCCCTGAAAGACATTCAGGAGAATGGAGCAAACTTCTCCAACGTTTCAAAACTTATAAGCGAGTTTGCGGGAATGGTCGGCGACATCGCAGTCCTTGGGGGAAAGTATAAACTCGGCGGTGCGCTAAAACTTGTTCAGGGAGTAGGAGAATATGCCAGTGCAATAAAGGATATTGCGGATAATGGAACAAACTGGGAGAACGCCAACACCGCAATTAGAGGGCTTACCAATATAACGATTGGAATTGGCGTTCTTGCTGGGCGCTTGGATGTTTCAGGCTGGGCAATGGCTATTCAAGGGCTTTCCTCCGTCATAACAGAAATTGCTGCCAACTGGGAAACAATTAAAAAGGGCGATTGGAGCGGCGTTGATAAAGCAACGCTTTTGATCGGCGCAATCCAAATCATGGGTGGCATTGCCACTGCTCTTGACCTTTTCTCCAAGCTCAAAGGCATATCCAATGCCGGAAGCGCCGCGAAATCTGTATCTCAGACGGCAGAAGCGGCAGGGAATCTCGGCGAATCAATCGGTGGAAACCTAAGCCCAAAAATGCTTAGCCTTGCAAAAAACATCGGTCTTGGCGTGGGGATTCTTGCGGAAGTCGCCGCTGGCGCAATCATCTTCGTTGGCGCGATCGCGGTTCTTGGCTGGGAACTGAGCAAGGTCGGCGAAGCGTGGCAACCAGTCATTGGCAATGCCGGGACGGTGGCAACCGCTGTTGGCGTCGGAACCGTACTTATGGCCGCTATTGGCGTCGCCTGTTATGCCCTTGGCGCTGCCGGAGCAACGGTCGCTTTGAATGTCGGCATAGGAGCGGCCATTCTTCTGGAACTTGGAGTTGCGACCGCTTTGTTTCTTGCGGAAATTTGGGGCGTCGGAAAAGGACTGGACGAAATCGGCAAGGCGTGGGAACCCGTTTTGAATAATGGTGAGGATATCGCCACTGCAATAGGTATCGGAACCGGACTGCTTGTCGGAATCGGCGTTGTTACAGCCGCGCTCGGAGCAGCAACGGTTGGAACGGCAGGACTTCTCCCGTTGGCTATCGGGCTCGGAACAGCAATCCTCGTTGAGCTGGCAGGCGCGTTCATACTTTTTACGGAAAGCCTTGTCGCGGTTGCAGACGAGCTTAATGGCAATTTGGCCCCATCTATGCGAGACCTGAATGGTGCGCTTCCACAGCTTACATCCGACACACATGATTTCACGGTATTCATGACCAGTTTGGCGTCTGAAATCTCCAATTACACCGATAGCATGGGCAGCATCACGTGGGACAGCATTGTCGGCGGGTTCAGGAAACTTTTCGCAGGAAATCCAATTCGTGATTTTGCGGATAAGGTCGGAGCCGTAGCAAGTGATGCCTCCGTTTTAAATGAAAAGCTTACCACTGCGAACGGGGAATTAGAGACGGCGGTAACGCTACTGACCGATTATATCACATTTATGACCACGATGAAGCAACTGACCGGTGACGCAGGAACCATCGAGCTTTCTACTGGAATCTTTACAAACCTGAAAGATGCTGGTTCAAAACTGGTTACGGGATTCTCTGTGGGAATGGTTGCGGAAAAGCCCAAGCTTACAGCAGCGTTCAGCGATATTCTGGCAGCCCAGAATACGTTCGCCAACCGGTTCTTAAACGGGTGGACAAGCCTCTGGTCAAGCGTGAGTATTTCCTTTGCCGGTTACTGGAACAACGTGTTAGGTAACATGGCAATCGGGCTTAACTCCATTGTCTACGCAACAAATACCATTATATCTGCTGTAAATGCGCTTATGCGCACCATCGGATATACGGGCGGTATCTCGGCGATTCCAACAGTTTCCATTCCGCGATATGCCGACGGTGGTTTCGTAGACCAAGGCCAGCTGTTCATTGCCCGTGAAGCCGGTGCGGAAATGGTTGGCTCCATTGGCAGACGGACAGCGATTGCCAACAACGACCAGATCGTTGAGGGCATCACCTACGGTGTTCGGGAAGCCAATGACGATGTTGTTACTGCTATCTATGCTGTTGCTCAGCAGATTATCGCGGAAATGCGGAATCAGGACAATGGAGGTGGCGGCGGATATGACTTCGACCGGGCTGTCCGGGATGCTCAGCGCAGGAACGCAAGAATGTATGGATAAACGAAAGGAGTGAAAACGGCATGAAGATGATGCTCAAGATAAACGGCGTGGACTTCATGCCGTTCATCGCCAAACAGGGCGTAAAGTGGCAGCGCAACGACATTGACGCACCCAATTCCGGGCGCACAATGGACGGAACAATGCAACGTGGCCGGGTGACAACCAAAATCCGTCTGGACATCACCTGCCGCCCGCTAAAGGCTGAGGAAGCTATGACCGTGTTGCATACCATTCTCCCGGAATATGTGATCGTGGACTACTACGACCCTATGAGCGGGTACCGCAACAATGTGACCATGTACTCCAACAATAACCCTGCGTCTTTCCTGATAGAGAAGCCGGAAGACGATTGGTGGAGCGGCATTACCTTTCCACTGATTGAGAGGTGACGGGCACTTATGCAGAACGTATCACAGGAATACCGGGACATTGTAGCTGGCAACCACTGGTTTGAAAACCGCCTCTGCATCGGTGATACCGGAAAGCTAATTGACAAAAGCGGAAGCGCAATCACGTTCGGCGGAGTGCGCATTCTGGTAGATAGCGGTGGCGCCGAAACCGGCTACGGTGAAGAACTGCTGATATCCATGGAGCAGAAGCAACCGCTTCTTTCCGATTCTCCTGACGTTGGAAAAACCTGCGCCGGTGAGATCAACGTTGAAATGATTCATCCCTATGGTGATATCCCAAAACGTGCGCTTCTTCGGCCATATATCAGAGCTGCAAATGAGAATGCCGCCTCTGAATGGCTACCCCAAGGAAAGTATTACATTGACAAACGGAGCGAAGGAGAAATCGGCGACCGGACAAAACTAACGCTCCACGGATACGACGGAATGCTTCTTCTGGAAGAAGACTATCCGGCAGAATCCTCCCTTAACTGGCCTGCAAGTGACATTGAAGTTCTGAAAGAGATTTCCGATGCAGTCGGCATCTCGCTGGATAGCCGGGTATATCAAATCGTCACCTCTGGTTACGAAATCCCGTACCCTGCCGGGTACAGCTGCCGCGAGGTCATTGGCTACATCGGCGCAATGTACACCGGCTCCTGGGCTATGACGGCCACCGGAGAATTGATGCTGGTCACGCTCACGGGGCTTCCGAAGGAAACCAGCTATCTGATTGTTGGCGGAAGCGATAACAGAGCGATCACGTTTGGAGGTGCCAGAATCCTTGTTTGATAAGTTCATCATCGGGTCTGCCGCCGACAGCCTGAAAATATCAGACCCACTCAGCGCGTACAGCCGCGTCACGTTGAAGGTTGCTGACGGCGTGGAGTATACGGCGGGTACAGACAGCGGCAAGGAACTGATCTCCGAAAACCCTTTCGGAACTCAGAAAATGGCAAACGATATGTTGGCCAGAATCAACGGCTATTCCTACCAGACGTATACGGCTACAGGCGCAATCTTAGACCCGGCGGCGGAGATTGGAGACGCGGTTCAGGTTAAAGGAACCCATGGCGGCATCTACAGCGTGTCGAAGTCCTACGGAAAAATGGTACGCGCGGATGTTTCCGCCCCCGGCTCTGAGGAAATCGACGAATCCGTTCCCTATAAATCCCACGAAACGCGCAAGGTAGAACGTCAGTTTATAGAAACCCGGGCACAACTGAAAATTCAGGCCGACCAGATTTCTGCCGAAGTCTCTGCCCGTATCGAGCAGGGAGATGAACTAACGTCCCGGCTGGACATTCAGAGTGACCAAATCTCTGCGCGGGTGACCAAAACCGGCGGTGACAGTTCGTCCTTTGGCTGGGAGCTACTTGACGATTCCTGGACGGTCAAGGCCAATAATACCACTGTGTTCCAGATCACCAAGTCCGGCGCAGAAGTCCGTGGAAAGATCACCGCCTTAAGCGGCAAAATCGGCGGCTTTGATATCCAATCCGACTACCTAAGCTATAACAATCAGGTCTGGAACGGCACAAACAGCCGAGGTATTTACATTGGTATCAACGGTATTCAGTGCGGCTCAGAGGCTAACGGTGTGCAGATTACGCCGACCGGAAATCTGTACGCTGAGAATGGCTATTTCCGTGGAAGCGTCAGTGCTGGAAGAATTGACTATGGCGGCGACGATGGGTACCTTGACGGGTCAGGGCTTGCCAGTCACAGTGTCTACGGCTCGGAAATCGGCTACAACACCATATCAACGGCTTACACCAGCGGAGGTATCAATACATCGCTCGGGTATGCGGATTTTGCAAATGGTGTGTTCAATGGTTGGAATACCGCAAGCTACGTTGATGCGTCCGTGCTATTCGCGTCGAGCTTCTATTTCAAAGACGAAGAGGTGGCTTGGCGAACAATTAAGGACGGAAACGGATTATCACAAACTGTATTAGTGAGGGCTTAAGTATGGAAAAACTGAAAACCGCAACAGGCAAAGAATTCGACTGCGATTATTTCAACCCTTTTCCCCAGGCGGGGCAGATAAACATCCGTATTCTCGGGGAATCCCTGGCGACGATTGCCACGGTATTTGCAAATCCCGCGGAGACGGTGCAAATGTGGTGGGAAGGGCAGTACGCCGCCCAATATACGAAGATAATCGCTATCGTACCGGAAACCGGCGCGGTACGTGTGGTGCTGGGAAAGGAGTAAAAATGAACCCTGTAATGAAACTTAGGGCAGTCCTGAATACCCTTGAGGGCGTTCAGGTCGCAGGACGGGAGAACTGGGACAGGATGCTGGGCAGTATGCAGGCCATTGAAGAAGTGGTTCAGGCGCTGCCCGCGCCTCCTGCGCCCGAAAAAGAGACTGACGTTGAGGAGGGATGACTTATCGCAGATAAAGCAATATCCGAGCTGATTGCCGCTGAGCAGGTAAAAGCAACCGACCTTCTTGTAATGGAGCAGGACGGCGCGGCAAAGAAGCTGACGGGACAGATTCTTCTGAACTGGCTGACCGCCGCCGCTGACGGCCATGGCGGTATCAGCAGCATCGTGAAGCAGTCTGCCAGCGGCCTGACGGATACATACCGCATTACCATGGCAGACACCACGACCTTTGATTTTCCCGTTAAAAACGGCAGAGGCATTACCGGAGTTTCCAAAATCTCCACCAGCGGGCTGGTAGACACGTACCGGATTACCTACAACGACAGCACCAACAGCACGTTTACCATCACGAACGGCGCGAAAGGTGACAAGGGCGACAACGCATACGTCTGGATTCGGTACGCGGCGCAGGAGCCGACGGCAGCTTCTCACAACTTCGGTGTTCTCCCTGACAACTGGATGGGCGTATACAGCGGCAATTCCGCAACCGCCCCAACGGACTGGACGAAGTATCAGTGGTTCGAGATCAAGGGCGAAAAGGGCGAAAAGGGTGATGCCGCAAGGATGACAAACCACAGCACAACCTATATGGTATCCGATTCGGGTACAATCGTCCCCTCCGGCTCGTGGCAGCCGGAAATCCCCAACGTCCCCCAGGGCAAATACCTGTGGACACGGACGGTGCTGACCTTCAACACCGGCAGCCCCGTCACCTCTTACTCCGTCTCCCGCATGGGCTTGGATGGCACCGGTGCTGTATCCAAAGTGTGCGGCAAAGAACCTAACTCCAATGGCAACGTTGAGCTAGAAGCTGAAAATGTTGGGGCATTGCCTAGTGCTGGCGGTTTAATGACCGGGAATATTGCCATGAACTCCCATCAAATCAAAGTATTAGGTGCGCCCACGGACAGCGCTGATGCCGCAACCAAGGGGTACGTAGATACGGCGTTAAGTAATGCCAAAACGATTGCAAAGACTGAAACGTTAACTGCTGCCGGTTGGTCTGCCAGCGCCCCGTATACCCAGTCTGTTACGGTCTCCGGTCTGACGGATACAAAACGTGCGATGGCTTATCCAGTGTACGGGAGCAACACGGCCACCAATCTTGCGCTGAAAGAGGCGTGCGGTATGGTGAGCTTCGCTTCCCGGTCAGGCAGCGTGCTGACGTTTACCTGCCTTGAGGACAAGCCCACGGTGAATATTCCGATTACGGTGGAGGTGTACGTATGAGCATTGCGGTGCCTTTATATGGATTTGGTACCAGTGGCGGAAGCACCAATAAATCCACCATTATTGTAACAGCTCCTACAGGTTCTACCGTAACCTGTAAAATGGGGTCAACCACAAAAACAGCTTCCGAAAAAAATGGTACGTGGACGTTCAGCGGTCTGGACATTGGTACATGGACTGTTACTGCTACAAAGGGCAGCAGTATCGCAACCCAAGACGTCGACATTACTCGTTTAACTGTAGAGTATGTCACAATAACGTACTTCTCAGCTACAATCAACGTCACTTACCCTGCGGGATCAACTTGTACGTGCAGTGATGGAACTACAACCCTTACTGCTCCAAACACCAGTGGTTCGTGGACATGCATAGTCTATAATGCAGGAACTTGGACGGTGACCTCCACAAGTGGGACGGAGACCGACAGCAAGGCCGTAACTATCACCACGGATGGCCAGAGCACCTCTGTGGAGCTGAGCTATGCGCTGTTCCTGTTCAAACCAAATGCCCCGAGCGACATTATAGCCGGTGAGTGGGAACTGACTGTGAATAGTACTGTAACCGCAGAAGCAGAATTGACGGTTAAGTCGGTAAATAACTACAACGGCGGCAGAAACATTTCTGCACGTACAAAAGGCCAAATTGACCTGACAGAGTATAGCACGCTTCAAGCGACGTGCAAAGCGTCGGGCGGCTCCAATACAAAATTGGAGGTGTACAGTGGTTCGTCCGTAGTTGCTTCGGCAGCAATCGGTCTCAATCTTACCACGGTAACGGTTGACATATCTGCCCTGTCCGGGCTTCACAGTATCGGTTTTGGCGGTCAGCATACCGAGTATTTGACGATTACGTACACCGCGACGGAAATCAAATTGCTGAAATAGGAGGGCGGCTCATGAAAACGATTTACATAGATTCCAGTTTTAAGTGTCACACCTCCACCGCCGAGGGGCTGACACAGATTGAAACGGATGCCTTCGACGGTAAGTGCGACGCTTACGTTGAGGGCTACCGCTTCATCCCGGCGGGGCAGACATGGACACGTGCTGATAGCGTGGTGTTCACCGGTGAGATGATCGCCCCGTGGAAACCGTGGGCAGAGCTGGACGCTGCACAGCGGGAGTATGAGCGGGAGCAGTACACCGCCCTATTATCGAAACTATCGGAGGTATACGAAAATGCTGACACCTGATGAAATCATTGCCTTCGCAAAGGCAGATAGAGAAACTTGCCGTGTTGTTTCGGCGGCGGGAATCACCATCGACCCGGAACCCAGTGCCCCGCCCCGCAGACCTGGCTATAGCTGGATTCCCAAGCAGATTTCCGCTGGCGGCGCAATTATGTGGGTGGAAAGCGAGTACGATTCCACAATGCCGGGAACGAAGGAAACGCCGATTCCGTATACTTCCGGGCTGACGGTTTACCCCAACTATTACTATGTGCTGGATGGTGTGCGCAAGGTATGGACGGGCGAGGCCACGGGCTCCCCCGCGTGGGATGATGAGCGTTTCACCGAAATGTAAGGCGGTGACGGCATGAAGATTGCAGAAGTAAAAGTCGCCAAGACAACTTGCGAGACGACGCGCCTTGTGCCGATTCCCAAGGGTATTGTGGGCGCTACCGTTTCCATCGAATACACGGATTCCGCATGGGACGGTCTACAGAAAACTGTGGTATTCCGGAGCGCCGTGACAAAGGATGTGCTGGACGTTGGAAGTGAAGTTGCCATTCCGGCGGAGGTAGTCAGCCGCGCGGGCGTGAACCTCTACATGGGTGTGTACGGCGTGGACGCTGCAAACAATGTGGTTATTCCCACCATCTGGACGGAACTCGGCCTTGTGAATGGCGCGGCGGCTCCATCCGGGGACAGCTCAACCGACCCGTCCTTGCCGGTCTGGGCGCAGATACAGGCCATGATCGGGAATCTGGATAATCTGGATACTGTCGCTAAATCAAGCCTTGTAGCGGCTGTCAACGAGGCGCTGACAAGGGGCGGTGGAGAGGTTGACCCGGCAACGGTGCAGAAAATCGTGGAGGACTACCTGAAAGCCAATCCACCCGCTGCGGGCAAGGACGGCATCACCCCCACCATCGGTAGCAACGGCAACTGGTACATAGGCGATATCGACACCGGAAAGCCCAGCAGGGGCGAGAACGGTGCAGTCCCTGATATCCAGATCGGCACGGTCACGACCCTTCCGGCGGGAAGCGATGCGACTGCCAGCATGGGCGGCACGGCAGAGAATCCGCTGCTTAATCTTGGTATCCCAAAGGGCGCGGACGGGCAGGGCGGCGGCTCTGGCAACTGGGAAAAGATAGCAGAAATCATCATCCCCGACGACGCGGAAGAAAGCAATGCGCTGACTATCGACAAGGACATTAATGGCCAGCCCTTTTCCCTCCTGAAAGCGCGGCTCTGCGGGAAATTCCCCAAGTATACCGGCGGGAGCACCATTCCGAACATCACGTTTGCCATGCTCAACGGGAAAAACACCGGTAATCCCAGCCCGGCAGTTTATACTTCCCTTTGGCCTAAGGTCGGAACTGACCGTCTGGTGGGAGCCGTCTATGAGGTGGATGTTTCCGGGGTACAGGTGATAGAAAGCGCATTGCGTTCAACCGGCGGTGGATGGGGTGAGAACATGGGCATGTATGGCAGTTCCGCTAGCACCTACGTGAAGTATTTCACGGATTCGCTCTGGGCGAAGCCCATTACCTCCATCGGCGGAACCAATATGCTGATTTATCCCGGCTGTAAATTCGTTCTTTACGGCGTGCGGGCGTAAGGAGGACAGCCATGAACATGTGTGAAAATGGAGTGATTCGCCCAATGTCCCCGGAGGAAATCGCGGAGCTGGAACGGGCAATAGCCGAGGCACCGGAACCGGAACCAACGCCGGAAGACCGCATTGCAGAGCTGGAAGCACAGAATCAGGAGCTTACCGAATTTCTGGAACAGATGGCGCAGATTTATGATAGCAAGGAGGATGCAGAATGACGATTACACAAATTCAGTGCTTGCTCACCTATCTGGGCTATTCTCCCGGCACGATTGACGGCATTGAGGGCAGGAATACCCAAGGGGCAATCCGGGCGTTTCAGGCAGACTACGGACTTACCGTGGACGGGATACCAGGGGCGGCTACCCAGAAAATGCTCATCGGTGCTATCGCCGGGACGGCGGTAAAGGTGGAAAAGTCGGAGGACAGCACCGCGCCAAAGACCGGGACGTTCTGGGATGATATCCGGTATTTCACCCGTGAGGAATTCCGGTGCCAGTGCGGCGGGAAATACTGCAACGGCTTCCCCGCAGAGCCCGCAGAGGAAACCGTCCGCATGGCGGATGAGATACGCCGTCGGGCAGGGGTTCCCCTGAATGTGAATTCCGGTGTTCGGTGCAAGCGGCACAACGCCGAGGTGGGCGGGGTATCCAACTCCCTGCACACCACGGGACAGGCCGTAGACCTCTCAGGGGCTATCTCCCCGGAGAAACTGTATGCCATAGCCCAGGAGGTGCAGGCCGAGAAAATCCCCGGGCGGGGCGGTCTGGGGCTGTACGGATGGGGGATTCACGAGGACAACGGGAAGTACAGCCGGTGGAACGGCTGAGAAGGGAGTATGCCAATGGAAGAAACGGAAATCGCTGGACGGCTTTCTGCGGTAGAACAGCGGAGCAAATCCAACTCCCACCGGCTGGACGCGCTGGAACGGCACACGGAAGCGGTGAACACGCTGGCAACATCCGTCGCTGTCATGGCGGAGAAGGTGGAGGTTACCGGGGAGAAGGTTGACGGCCTCTGCACGGACGTGCAGGAGCTGAAATCAGAACCCGGCAAGCGGTGGAAGGGCGTTGTGGAAAAGGTCATCTACATCGTTGTGGCCGCTGTCGTAGGGTTTATTCTTGCCCGGCTTGGGCTGGGCTAAATTTAAGGAGGAAACAAAATGATTAACTGGACTGTCCGTATCAAAAACAAGAACTTTTGGCTTGCGGTGATTCCCGCCGTGCTGCTGCTGATCCAGACCGTGGCCGCCCTGTTCGGCTTTACGCTGGACTTGGGCGAAATCGGCGATAAGCTGCTGGCAGTGGTAAACGCCGTGTTTGCCCTGCTGGTGATTCTGGGCGTGGTCAATGATCCTACCACCGCCGGTATCGCTGACAGCAAACTGGCAAGAACCTACAGTTCCCCAAAGGAGGACTGATGTGATAAGTGGATAAAGTCCGATGGAATCGGGTGATTCTGGATGAGTTTTGTTCTCTGGCGATTCTTACGCCGTTGGAGGAAAAGATCATCCGCACCCGAGCCGCCGGATGGAGCCAGACAAAACAGTGCCACAAGTTTTGCGTGTCCCAAGCCACTATCACAAGAACGGTTAAAAAGTTGCGGATAGAATATGAATTGTGCAGAAAGTACAGTGACAAGCTCCCTGAAAATCTGAAATTCTGATTCTGCGTGACGATTTATTGACGATTTATTGACGAAATCCCGACGAGTAGATGATGATTCTACCGTCGGGATTTTTGTTATTCTATAGGTAGAAGGTGGCCACCTCCTAATATTTTGAAGGAGGACTTCTAAACTATGGAAGTAGAAAAGGATTATGCAAGCAAAGGCGTAGCCGGTGCCGGTCTTGGTACGGGTATTGCCGGTCTGGCGCTGGGCGTGATGAACGCTGCGGGCGGCCTGGGTGCTCTGGCTCTCGGCAACCGCAATGCCGTTCCCCCCGCTCCCGCTATGCCCGCCATGCCCTATGGGGTTGGCTACGGCTGGGGCGGGTGTAGCGAGAACATGCCCGTGAGCCGGTATGAACTGGATCGTGAGCAGCAGCTCGCCGCCAAGGATTCCGAAATCGCACTGTTGAAGGCAAATACCTACAACGATCAGAAATCCCTTGAGATGTACGCCTACATTGACGGGCAGTTGAAGGACATTCGCAAGACCCTGTGCGATCAGGCTGTACACAATCAGCGAACTGAGGACAGCTTCGCGCTGGTTCGTCAGGATGTGGAATGCGTCCGGGCTGAACTGTCCAAGGACATCAAGATCGAGGCAGAGCGGCGCTGCTGCGCTGACAATTCCATCGTGACTTACGCCAACGCGACCTTCTATCCGAAGCAGGTTGCCGACGTGACCACCGGAACCGGCACCACGGCACAGACGCTGTACAACCCCCTGCCCAAGTGCGGCGGGTGCTGCAACGGTTGATTCCCGACAATTGGGGCGGCAGCCGCCGCCCCATACTTTCAAGGAGGTAATTTATGATTCCTATGGAAAACGTGCAGGCAGGGCTTGCAAGATTCATTGACAGAAGCATTGCTCCAAGTCTTTCTGGCTGGGACAGAGTTCTGGTCGCCGGGGCTGGGGGGCTGCTTACCGCAAATTTCCCGAAGATTATTGCCCAGTACGCAGATCATCCCATGGTAAAGGCGCTGGGCGTTTACGATATGGAGCATGGCACGGTGGACGTTGACGCCCTGTACAACGCCGCAAAGCCATACATGGGGACAGAGGCGCTGCCCGTAAAAATCCCCGGAATCGGGCTTACGCTCAAGCTGGGAAGGCAAGATATTGATACGCTGTATGCGTACATTCAGGAGGGATGATTATGGAAAACTGGGAGAAACTGATGCACCACATCAAAGATGAGGTCAAGGACGCCAGATGCTACATCCAGGACGCAATGGAAACCCGTGCGACAGACCCGGAAACAGCAGATTTGTACTACCGGCTGTCCGGAGAGGAACTGAATCACATGACCGCCCTCCACAAAGACGTGGTCCGGCTGATAGAAAACTACCGCAAGGAAAAGGGCGAAGTCCCGGAACCCATGATGATCCTCTACAAGTACCTCCACGGGGAAGCCATGGAAGAAGCCGAGAAGGTCGGAATCCTTCAGACAATGTACAAAAAATAAAAGAGACATGCCCCGCCAATCAAGGCAGGGCATGTTTTCTGGTTTGGACAAAAACCATTCCGAAAACGGTGATTGTGTTCGGATTCGCGTCCAATGGTGACCCAACACGCCCTATATCCGAACACGAGGATGCTGCCGGAGTAGGAACGCGATATGTCTTTGATGGGATCTGCGTCAGCCGGTAGGCGGTCACAAATTTCAGGAATCCCGGTTCGTCATCGTAAACGGTGACGGAATTTACAAGCATTTCAATAAGCATGGCTTTCTGGGTTTCCAGCGGAACCGCCTTTTCTCTTACCGCTTTCAGATAAACCACTACAGATTCCTTTGTGAGCGGAATCACGCCACGCTCTTCATCGGATAGCTGGGTAGACAGCCCCTTTTTCTGGGCTTCCAATTCGGCAAGTCTTTCCACAATAGCGTCCGGC